AGTACGAGCGCGCCAAACCGGCACGACCCGGTGCAACGGTAGCGCATCAACGACGGCTGATCAGTTACCGGATGCGACTGCAAACTTTGGCCGACAAGGTCAAGGCGCTATCAATGCGCCTGTTTCCGGACAAATAGGGTGGCGACAACGGCCGGCGCGTTTCCGTTGCCTGAACGGCAGCGAGTGACCGCGCATTGGGACGGCACCAGGGCGGTTGATTTACCGACGGCACTCGGGACCCCGTGGATCGCCGTATTCGACGGCGTGACGCGACCGTATTCGTCCGCCACTGCCGGGAACGCGTTGTACCTCACCAGTCTCGACGGGTCGCGCACCGCCTACTACGGTCACGGCAGCGACCCTGACACGCGCGTGATCGGGCCGGTGACGGCAGGTCAAGTGATTGGCAGCGTCGGACTGACGGGGCAGACGACCGGGCCGCATCTACACTTTTCGATCACTGATCGACCCGTCGTTGACGTTCACGGCGCGGGCACGATTGACCCGCGGGAGTGGCTGGAGAACGTGCAGGTGCAGGTGGCGCCACCCGCGCCCGTCGCGCCGGATTACGGGGAGGCGAGGATCGACTACGTGCCGGCGGCGCTGAGACCCGCGGTTGACAACCTGAAGGCGTCGCTACCGGCTAGCCTGACGGCGTCACGTGCGTTTCCGTGGTGGCTGATCGGTCTGGCGGTTCTGCTACTTGTTGCGGACGAGGACTAACGTCACCGTATCCGTATTGTGTGACGTAGACTCGCAACGATCAAGGGGGAGGCACGGTGACAGGCACACACGGCACGATCACACTCGCAAGACCGAACGTCCCAGAACGTGCGGAACGCGCGGTACCGTTGCCGACAATCGTCGGCGTGGCACGCGCCAGCTCGGGCGGACCACCCGCGTACGTGACGCGCGAGGATGCTCGCGCACTCGTGGCGGCGTGCGCCACAACGCGTGACCGCCTGATCGTCGAGGTCCTGTGGCAGTCGGGCGGGCGCGTGTCCGAGGTGGCGACGCTTCGCCTGTGCGACCTTGACCGTGCCGAGGGTGCGCTACACCTAACCAATCTCAAGCAACGCACGAAGCGTCGGCGAACCAAACTGGTCTACGTGGCACCCGACTTGATCGGTGCGCTCGTGGCATTCGGACGAGATACACGGTGCGCCAACGATGGGCACCTCTTCAGGACGCGCGTCAGCGGCGACCGTCCGATCAGCCGTCGAGAGGTACACCGGATCGTGCAGGGTGCGTCGGACCGCGCCGGAGTGCGCGTGATCGGTGCGGACGGTGCGCGGTTGGCGACACCGCTTGACTTTCGCCACGGGGCGGCGGTCCACCTCTTGCGAACCGGCCTGCCGCTGACCGAGGTGCAAAACCACCTCGGCCATGCGCGCGTCGATACGACGACGATCTACCTGCGATTGACTGACGCGGAGCGGCGACGGCTAGCCGACCGCGTCACTTGGTGACGTGGTGGCCTCAGTGAGTGCCTGGAGCTGGTGCAAGTGATCGTACAGCGCGTCGTAGGTGGCGCTGATCGTTGGCGCGGGGATAGCGGTCAGCTCGACCCGCGGATTTGTGGCATCCTCGAACCGTTGCGCGTGAATCCCCGTGACAAGCGAATCGTCGACCCAGATGACCCCGTTGCAGGCATCAAGCACGGCCTTAAGCAGATTGTCCAGATCGCCGACACGACGCGGACGGTACACGCGAAGGTAAACCGCGACCGGATCGCTGATCGGCCGGTCAACCACACTCGCGCAGATCAAACGGGCGTGGTGGCGAAACTCGCGAGCTTCCGGCGTCAGTGCGAGCTGACCGCGCAACCGCCGGTACAGGTGATTGGTCGAGGGTGGATACGGCAGCGTGACGCTAACGACCATAAATCCTACTGGTGGTACGCGCCACACGTGCAGGCGGCCGATTGGCGCGCACGCGTCGAGCGTTCCGAAAACCACAGCTTGCGCGCACGTTCCGACGTGACCAAACCCCAGACCGCGAACCCGCCGAGGATCGTGGTCAACGTCACTTGTGCGAACACTCCCGCCCAGAACAGTCCCATGATTGATGCCTCCCACAGTGTACAACGCGTCGCCGGATGGACGGTTGCACGATTGCAGGTGACAGCGTGAACACGACACCACAGAGCATCAAGCGGACGCGTCAGCGACTGCGCCTGACGCAAGCATCCTTCGGCACGCTGATCGGTGTATCGACAGACGCGGTTCGGGCATGGGAAGCCGGGCGGCGCGTGCCGTCCCAACTCGCACGGGTCGCACTGGAGCAGGCACTTCGGTCACCAGAGGTCCTGGCGGCACTTGAACGTCCCGCAAGGAATCCACAGGGCCAGGTGCTACCCAGACTGCGACCCGGGGACGTTGGCAGGGTGGCGTCACAAAGGGCGACGGGGGCACGGACGGTGGTACCGTTGCGTGAAGTGCCACAACGGCAGCGGGCGGAAAGGGCTAACTAGTGTTTTTTTTGCAAGGCGTCAACAAGGCGGACCCCGAAAACGGCGGGTACGAATACCTGCAATGGTCGGACTACCAACGTGGGTATCACGAGGGAATCGATTTAAACGCCGGAGCGGGCGCGTGGGGGGACGAGGGACTACCACTACTGGCAATCACCAGTCAAGTGCTTGAGTGGTCAGGCAGCGGTGCGACGGGCTTCGGCAATCACCAATGGTGGCGGTTGATAAGTGGTCCCTACGAGGGGTCCTACGTGCATTACGCGCACGCCCAGGGGTTCGAGTTTGACGATGTCGGTCACGAGTGCCGACGCGGGGACGTGATCGGTCGATGTGGGCACACTGGCACGACCTTGCCACACCTGCACTGCGTGGTGACGCGTGCCAAACCGTCCGGATGGTCGTGGTACGGCGCACCCGGCGTGCCACGCGAGGCGATTGCAGCGGTGACGTGGGACCCGGTAGAGGTCTGCGACGCGTACACACGGTGGGCGGACGGTGGCAGTCCGGCGATTGTAAAAGGAGACGAAACGGTGACACCCGAACTACAAGCGATCAGTGACGCACTCGCGTCAAGCAACTATCCCGCCGGAGAGGTCCCGGCGCTTATTGCGTCATGCGCGGTCTGGCAGGCCAATAGCGCCAGCCTCGCCAGTTGGATTGAGGAGATCGGCGCCTTGAAGGCACGCGTTACAGAGTTGGAGGCAGCGGGCAAGACACTGGCTGACGCACCGGCCGAGGCTGCACCTGCCGTAGCGCCCGAGGCGGCGCCGGAGGCGTTTGGTGGCAACTGACCGTCCCTGGGTCACGTTCAGGGACGCGGTCGGTGGCGTCATCGCGGTGCTGGTCATCGGCGCAATTTGTTGGCTAGCTCTGGCGGAGTCGCAATCGGCATCCACGGCGCTCGTGGGTGCCGCGGGCGCTGTGACGGGCTGGTTATTCCGCGGGTCCGGCCAGACGCCGAACGGTAACGGCAACGGCAACGGAACCGGCACGACCACACCACCAGGCGCGCCAACGTCGTGATAGTATTGGCGCGCCTGACCCGGCACCACGCGGGCGCACCCTGTTTGGTGTGTCCTCGGCCGACGGCGCGTGCGTTCGGCAACCCCCGCGCACGCGTCGCTTGGCAGGGTACGCGCACGTGAACGCGATCCTGACCGGCGTGAGGGCGTGCGCCAAACGGTGGCGGTTGATCTTCGCCACTGTCAGCGCGACGGTCGCGATCCTGCGCGTCGGACTGTGGATCGCACGCGCAGTCGGGGCGGCGGCAAGCGTGGATACCGCGGCTAATGTTCTGGGGCTAGCCGCTTACGTCGCACCGTTCGAGGCAACGTTTGACGATATTCTGACGCGTGTGCTTAAGGCGCTGGGGATCGTTCCGACGGGGTAGCGCACGTCGTCTGCCAACGGTTTGTTAAATCTTTTGGCCGTGCCTTGACGTGGACGCGTCCCACTGGCACTATCTAGACGTGGACGGGAGACGGCCACACGTTACGGGAGGCAACCAATGGCAACGACACACGCGGCACCGACGGATCAGGAACTCGACGCAGCACGCGAGTACCGCGCACTGCGCGACCGGGAGACGAACCCGGTCGGCGCGTTCGACAAGGCGGGACGGTGGTATCCGACGCACGCGTGCGAGTGCGCGGTGCGCGCACCCTCGCGAACGTGGCCGTACTCGTATCTCGTCCACTGCCGGACGGCGGATCACGTGGCCAAGGTTCGGGGCGTGACGCGCGTGAATCTCCTGCGCGCACTGAAGACACTCAAGGCGTAGCACAGTCGGGCCGGGGCACACGTCCCGGCCTTTTGTCTTGGGGAGGTACGTCAATGGCTAGGAAACAGGCACAAACGGTACAGGCGGAACTGCCACGTTGGCGGTACACCAGGCGGCTGATTGGCCGGAAGATGCCAATCCTGCACTATCCGGAGGATCGCGCGGTCGACCGCGTCGAGGCAGACGGGCACATCCTCGAAGTGTGGCACCTGTCGCGTCTCGACTGGTACGAGGTCCGGATCGACGGCTATCAGGCGCACGTGGCGGGGACTGATCTGACGTGCGCCCATGCATGGCGCGACAACTGCCTGGAGTGGCGGTAACGAAAGGGTTTGGCGATGGATGATCGTTTGCGGATTACCTCATTCTGGCAACTGGAGGCATGGGTAGTGGATCACGTGGTGGCACGCTTGGCGTGGGACCACCAGACCGAGGGCGACACGCACGGCGTCAATCGTGAGGATGACCGCGAGTTGGCGTACCTGACCGAAAGCCTCATACCGGCGTCGCTGCATCACGTTATGCATCACTGGAATCTCGGCGCGCAGTACGGTACGTTCGCAATTGTCGGCCTCACACTGGAGCAACAGCGACAGTTGGTCGGGTTTGTGTTTGCGGAGATGGTGCGACGCATCGAGGCGCGTCATGGCGCGTAGGTGGCACGGGCGGACGGATGATGTCGTGGTCTCAGGGACTACAATCCGGTCGGTTCGTACCGGGCTTGGCTGGTCGCGGGAGCGCGTCGCACGCGAGGCGGCGTGCAGCGTGGAGACGGTCGAGCGCGCCGAACGTGGAAGGCGCACCGTCGCCGGATTGCGTCCCGCGGCTTTGCGCCTGACGACGGCGCAGGCGATTGCCGGCGCGCTTGGAATCGACATTCGCACGGTGACGGTACCGGCGGTTGACGGTTCCAACAGCGCGGTGACGACCGCGACCACTGATGAGTTTTGAGGAAAAAAGAGCGTGCAACGACCAAGGCGTACACCACTGACGAGGTCCAGCGGCACCGATGCGACCGCCGAGAAGGTCGACTACCTGATTACGCGGCTGTGCGGGCACACGGAAACGATCCAGATATTTGCGGGGGCCAACCCCCAGCGCAGCAAGTGGGTGCAGGCACAACAGGACAGGGACTGTAGGGAATGCTACCGCCAGAAGATGGCTCTGGCCGATCAGGACGCGGTAGACGCGGGGAGGCGGGTCGCGCTTGAAGGCGGCCCGAAACAGGTGCCGTGGGCACAGACAATACGGCAGTCTCGGTCCAGCCAACTGCGCGACTGGTTGACACGGGAGCAGGCAGCCGGACTGGTGCAGCTCCTCGCAAACCGCTTGACGCGGGAGGCGTATGACCAGGCGATCACCGACGCGTTGAACGCGTTTGCTGACCTGATGCAGGGCGTCGAGTTTAGCATGGACAACTACGACCATTCTGGGTGGGCGAAGTGGTGGATTGACGGACGTGACACACCAATCGAGCAGATCGTGGCGCGGCTGTTGCCGGACCGCGACATCCTCGGGGCTGGCGTGTTTACGCGCCTGTCCGCGGACGGTTGGACCCCGTTGGTGATGGACACCGTGCCGGAAGCGCAGAAGGCGCAGTCTGACGACTCGGACGGTTGGGGTGACGTGCCGTTCTAGCACGCGTTCGGATCGGCTTCAGTACGGCGGGTTGGATATTCCGACCCGCCATTGCATTAGTGGCAGGGAGGGAATAATGCCACCAGAACTGACGAAAGAAAGCAACGGCGTAGCAATCTCCATGCCGTGCGCGTCGCCGAGGTGTCCTCACCGCGCGAAGACGTGGGTGTCCGATAACCGCTTCGAGCCGGTCAATGAGGACGGCGAACGTGGCGCGTGGTTCTGTCCCGCGTGCGTCCTTATCGAACTGCCGGACAGCGCATTCGCGGTCTCGGCCACGGTGGCGTGGGATGCCTGGGCGGAGATCGAGGCGATGGAACACGCGACGGGCGGCCGGCCATGATCAAATATCCGAACGCAACTGAACTCGGGCACTTGTTGGGCGGTAAGCGAGTCGCGAAGGGGTGGATCGCGCAGTGTCCGGCGCACGAGGATCGGCAGGCGTCGCTGTCAATCAGCGACGGTGACGACGGGCGGGTCTTGTGGTACTGCCACGCGGGGTGCAGTCAGGAGGCGGTGCGTGACGCGCTGCTAGCCTCGGGGCACCTACCGAGGCGAGACCCTCCCGCCCGGGCAGGTGCGGCTGCACCGTCGGCCAGTGGTGCGCCCGTGGCGATCTATGCCTACCGCGATGCGACGGGGCGCGTCATACACGAGACCCTCAGATACCAACCGAAGTCGTTTCGGCAGCGCGCGGTGACGGACTCGGGGTACGTCTGGTCACTGGCGGGGGTGCAGACTGTTTTGTACCGGCTGCCGGAACTGATCGCGTCGGCCGGGGAGGTCTGGCTTGTCGAGGGCGAGAAAGACGCAGACAATCTCGCGCGGTTGGGTGCCACCGTCACGACGGTGCCGATGGGTGCGGGGAAGTGGCACGACCGGTATGCCGACGCGCTGCGTGGTCGCGTCGTCCGCATCATTCCCGACAACGATGCGCCCGGACTCAAGGGCGCGGAACGCATCGCGCAGGCGCTGACGGGCGTCGCGTCGAGCGTGTCGATCGTCACGTTACCGGTCGTCGGCAAAGGCGCAGACGTTAGCGACTGGATTGCACAGGGTGGCACGCTGGAGGCACTCGAACGGCTCGCACAATCCGCACCGGCGTACCGCGCACCGGTGCCGGATGCGCCCGATGCACGCGCGATTGATCACCAACCGCTGACGGACTCCGGCAACGCCGAGCGCATGATCGCGCGCCACGGTGAGAACCTGCGCTACGTCCATGCGTGGAAAACGTGGCTTATCTGGGACGGCATGCGGTGGCGGCCGGACGGTACCGGCGGACCGATGCGATTGGCCGTCGAGACAATGCGCGAGCTCACTAATGTCGCGTCCGCTGATCGGTCGCCGGACATGCCATCGGCGAGGCGCACCGCGTTGGTCAGGCACGCTGAACAGTCGGAAAGTCGGCAGCGGTTACAGGCGATGGTGGCACTTGCACAGGACCTTCCGGGCGTCGGAATCCTGCCGGACCAACTCGACCGCAACGAGTGGCTCCTAAACGTCGCCACGGGTACCGTTGATTTGCGCACGCGGACACTCGCACCGCACACGCGCGCGGATTACATCACGCGTATCGTGGCGTACAAGGGTCGGCCGCTGCCGTGGGTACCTGACCTGCACCCAGATATGCCGCTCTTCTGGCAATTCCTGAACCGCATACAGCCGGACCCGGCGGTCAGGCACTTTTTGCGTCGGGCGCTCGGGTACTCGATCACCGGCAGCACGCGTGAGCGTCGCTTGTTTGTCTGCCACGGCGTCGGGCGCAATGGCAAGACGACGCTCCTCGAACTGGTGCGGGACATCATCGGCGAGGGCTACTCCCAAGTGTTGCCGTCCGACATTCTGATGGCGCGGAAGCACACGGGAAACGCCGGAGGTGCGTCCCCCGACCTTGCGGCGCTGCATGGCACGCGGTACGTGATCTGCGCGGAGACGGATCAGGGCGGGCGGCTCAACGAGGGGCGTGTGAAATGGCTGACTGGTGATGACACAGTCCAGGCGCGCCGGTTGTTCGAGGCACCCTTCACCTTCACTCCGTCACATACGGTGTGGTTGACCACGAACCACCGTCCACAGGTCCGCGATGGTGGCGAGGCACTCTGGGACCGGCTGATCCTGATCCCGTTCGAGACGCGCATAACCGACGAAGAGCAGGACAAGTCATTACCGCAACGCATGCGCGACGAGGAGGCCGAAGGCGTGCTGGACTGGCTGATCGAGGGCGCGCATCACTGGTACCGCGACGGGCTGCAACCACCGAAGCGCGTGCTGGCAGCGACGGACTCGTACCGCGAGGAGAGCGACTGGTTCGGCGAGTTTATCGATCACGCGTGCGAGGTGGGCGAAGGGTTGCAGGTCCTGAGTGCCGCGCTGCACAAGGCGTACACGGATTGGGCGCAGGCGAGTTCGGAGCGGCTCCTGAATCCGGTGCAGTTGGGTTCGGTGCTACGGGAGCGTGGATTCGTGCCGTCAAAGGCAGCAAAGGGCAGGCGTTTATGGACTGGCCTAAGACTGCTGACGCACACGCAAGGTGACTCTCAACCTGATGCCTACCCCGAACTATGACCGCTTGTGGGTGGCGGGGTGGCGCAGGTGGCGCGATTTTCGCAAAAGTCCCTTACGTGAGATTCGATTTTCCAAAACTTATGCGTTTTTGCCCATTTATGTGCCACCCGCCACCCACAGCTGCACCACGGAGGCTCGCTGCAATGGACGACTCGGAGTTGGAAGCCGTGCGCATCTACCGTGCGACGGTGGCCGGTTTTGCGTTTGACCGTGATTGCGCGGTTACCCTGTACGGCACGGGTCGACGGCACGGGTCGACCCATGGCGTACGTTGGTGGGTGATACGGCAGACACGCAGGATCGCGGGCCCAGGCAAGTCCGGACAAACGGTGGAGGTGTGGTTCGCGTTGCTGCACGACCCGAAAACACAATGTTTTGAGGATTGGATCGCAGCGACCGAGGCGCTTGCGTGGTCGCATATCCGACAGGTGATCCAACCCAACGTCGACGCCGTGCGATTGACGTCGTAACACGGGGATCAGTGTCACGATCAGCACGGACATTGCCCGTCACAACGCGATCGAGTGCCAAACGGCGTGTACGACCGTCCAAAAGTCACGTACAATGACGTTGGCGTGCGGTGTACGGGCGAAGAAACGGCATTCCTACGCGCACGCGTGGAGGAAACGTGGGTTGGCGAGAGTTTCTGTTTGGCGGACCGGCAACCGCCGAGGATGACAAACCCGCGGTACGGAAACCGCGCGGCCTGACCCGTGCCGAGCGTCGGTCGTCACGCCAACAGCAGCTGTCGGACCTGCAAGAGCGGATCGCGCTTGAGGAGGCACGGGCGCGGGTCCGTCTGATCAGGGCGCGAGGCCGTAAGAAAGCGGACGGTCACTCGCCACAATCCCCGATAGCCTCGGTCCGGGAGACGGTGGAAGAGGCACTCGACCTTGCCGACAGCTTGCGCGGTGGCCGACGCGATAGCGAACCGGCTGCACCTGCACCGGACGCGCCCGGATGGGAGCGTCTGCTGAACAGCGCCGCCGGGGTGCGTTTCGCGGAAGCGGTCGCACCATCACTCGCGCCGCTAGTCGCAAACTTGATCGCCGGGAGCCTTCCGAAACCAAGTGCCCAGGCACCCGACCCCGTGCGGCCCGGCACCGAACCCTCACCGACTGCGGAGGATGAGACCTTGGCAACGAACCTGATTGCTTCCGTGGTGGCGTTTGTTGATCGGCCCGCCGAGCAGGCCGCCAGTGCGGTCTACGAGCTGGCAAGGGCGCAGGCGATCAACGGGAATACGGAGCTGCTGAACGTTCTTACGCAGGCGGTGCGAACGCCGGTATCACTGGTGCGTCTGGTTGCCAACCGGTACCGGTTGGACCCAACGCACGGGCACGATGTCTCGCAGCTGCTCGACCGACCCGGCTACCTCGATACCCTGCTACGGGCGCTCAAGGCGCTCATGGACAACGGCGCGAACCAGATCGCGCGCTAATCCGTCGTAGCGTGACGGTGCGTTGCTGACACTGTCACGATGCGCATGAACCCCCGTACAGTCGGTCCAGGCATTAGGCCTGCACTACATGGAGGCGTGTGAATGGCACGGTACTCGTATGGCCGCTACGGCCACAATCCAGAGGTCCTGGGCCTTGACGTGGGGCGTGGCGTTGCCGCGGCGTCAGGCGTCTACTTGGCGAAGAACGTCGGGGCGATCCTGACCAGCTTCCTGCCCGGCGTTGCCGCAATGGTCGACGGCGTCCGGCCCGGTCTCAGCACCGGCGCAATGGAAACCATCGCCGCCGCGGCCATCGCCGGGTTTATTGGCCCGATGCTCCCGATCAGCTCGCAACACAAGGGCGACGTGGCACTCGGTGCGACGGCAATCGCTGCAAGCGACGTGATCGCGAGCGTGTTTGGTCAGGTCAACCTGTTGCAAGGCCAGCCGAGCTTCAGCAGCGGCGTCACGAGTGCGGTGAGCGGTGCGGCGAAGGCGCTGCCGAAGATGGGCGCAGCGGCGCTGCCAGCAACCGGCAACCAGGGCGGCTACCAGAACCTGACCGGCATCAGCTCGGGCACGACGGCGCAGGCAGTGATGTCGACCTCGGCGCTTACCGGCGTCGGAACGATGGGTTTCTAAGGAGTTTCATGCGTGGCTAAGCGACAAACACTCAGACACCCGGTTTCCATCACGTGGTCTTCCGGTGGTTCCTTTTCTCTCGACCTGTCCAACAAGCCCCAGACAATCACTGGCATGTGGATTGTTGTGCGTCCCTCCTCGATCACGACCACAACGACCGGCGCCTATAACGACTTCTGGGATCGGCTGATCTCTTCGTTGACGCTCAGCGGGGCAGGACATACCTACTTCCAGGCGCTCGACATGCGGACCTTCTACTACCACAACCGCCATTTCCTGCAGTGGCTCTCGCCAAAGCGGCCGGCACCAACCGCCAGCTCGCAGACGGCGGTATATGGCGCGATCTTTGCCTATTACGTGCACTTCGGCGTTGCCCCGTTGGTGTTCAACGGCGCAAGTGGTCGACTTGACGAAAACCGCTGGGACCTATCCGCGGGGATTCCGCCTTCGACCGGGGGCAACCTGACTCTTACAGGAAACTTCGCCACGTCAACGGCGATGGGTTCAGGGGCGACCCTGAACGCGGCAACGGTCGACGTGTATCTCGACCTCGTGCTTCCCGAGGCGGGCGATCCGCTCGAGGCGTACCTTCCACGCGCACTTCCGACGTGGCTGCAAACGCAGCCTGCGTTGTCCGGCACCAGTGGTGCGTTCGGCACGTTTGAAAACATTCCGGTAGGCAGCCTGCTGCACTCAATCACCGCAATGACTACCGCCGGTTCGAACGCACCACGCTCCTCCACCGTCCTCAACTCAATCCGCTTGCAGGACGTTCTCGGGTCGAATACCGTAATCGAATACGGGCAAGGGTCACTCGCCACCGACTCGATCAGCGCGGAGATTGCGACCCAGCAGGGCGATTCCTTCCCGCTTGTTGACGATCCGGCGTCGATTGGTTCCTTCACGGTCGGGACGCAGACCGACCCTGGGTTGATCCACTTGGACGTATCCCAATACGCGGTGCGGGGCGATCCGCTCTACGGTCTCGATCTGCGACGCGTCGGTACCGGTGCGGTTCAGGTGCAATATGGCATCCAGACAACCTCAAACGCTGCGCTGAATTTTTTCTACCGCCGGTATGACTACAACCTGAGCCACCCCGCGAATGCGGGTCGCTAGGACGTATCCTTCCCCCAGCACCATCGCCCGCGTGGAGCCTCCCGCCACGCGGGCGATTGGTTGCAATTGTTAGGAGGTGCGCCGCATGGTCACACCACAACCGCTCGGGTTGTCGTACAAGGGCCAACCAGTACAGGCGTTCCAGATTCCGGTATCGCAGGCGAGTACGTCGACGACCATCGTCAATGTTTCCGGGTACAACGCTGTTCACATCGAGGCCTACATTTTGGCGTCTTCCGCCAGCTTCGATTTGATCCTCGAAGGCAGCAACAGCGCGTCGGGTGTGTTCATCAGTCTCAGCGACCCGAACGCAACCACGACCGGCGTCACCGCAAACAAGGCGTATAACGTCCTCGTGGGAGCCGCCTACGTGCGGGTGCGCGTGGCGAACGTCTCGGGCACGTTTGCCACCGGGCAGGGCGTGCAGGTTTATGTCACGCCATATGTCGCCGGTGGTACGAACACGTTTTCGAACACGGTCTCGGCGAATCAGAACCTCGCGCAAGTCAACGGGTCGACGATCAATCTGGGCCAGACGACAATGGCGTCAAGCCTCCCCGTCGCGATTGCCTCGAACCAGGGCAACGTGCCCGTGAACCTCGCGCAGGTCGGCTCGTCCGCGATTGCACTCGGGTCGACAACGGCGAGCAATTCGGTTCCGGTCGTGATTGCCTCGAACCAGAACGCACTGGCGATCTACTCCGCGAACGGCACGAGTACCCACACGGTTACCGCGGTCGCACAGGCCACTACCACCATCCTCGCGGCGAACACGGCACGCAAAGGCGCAACGATTTACAACGACGCGACCGCACACGTGCACGTGAAGCTCGGGTCCGGCGCGACAACGACCGACTTCACGCGAGTGCTTGCAGCCGTGGCTAGCAACGCGGGCGGATATTGGGAGGTACCCTTCGGGTATACCGGGATAATCACGGCATATCTTGGTGCGGCCGGTACCGGCAATTGGCGCGTCGCGGAGATCACGTAATGGCCCAACCATCAATCACGACTTATGTGCCGAGCTGGCTGAATGTCAGGGACTACGGCGCGACCGGCACCGGGAACACCAACGACGCGCCCGCATTCGTCGCAGCGATGCTCGCGGCGTCACAGGCTGGCGGCGGGACCGTCGTCGTGCCGTCCGGCACGTATCGCCTGGACTCCACCGTTTCGTGGACCGCCCTCACCTACGTGATGGTCTGGGTCAATACCGGGGCGCTGTTCACCGGCAGCGGCAGCATCGCGAGTGCGTCCGGCACCGGCAACAGCGTGTACGATCAGTCGTCCGGTAGCGGTGCGGTGTCCAGCCTGACCGCGGGTACTGGGATTAGCGTGTCCGGTGCGACCGGCGCAGTAACCGTCACGAATGCGGGTGTCACGTCCCTGGTGGCAGGCACGAACATTTCGATTTCCGGTGCCACGGGTGCCGTCACCGTCTCCAGTACTGCGTCAGCCGCGGGCTATACTCGCACGTTTCTGTTTTTGGGAGCCTGATCAATGGCCGAAGTCATTAAGCGTCTCGGCACCTCCACGTCAACAAGTGCGGCAAATCTGTTTGACAACGGTGCGACGGCGGGAACGTACACCGTGGTTTCGACGATCACGGTCTGCAACACGAGCGCAAGCGCCTATACATATACGATCTCCACAAGTGCAACTAGTGCCGTGCATGGTGCATACGTCACGTCCGCGGCAACCGTGGCCGCAAACGATACTGTGTTTATCGGCGGAGGCATCAGCCTCGACCCGACCAACCGGTACCTTGTGGTCACGGTCTCAAACGCGGCGGTCAACGTGACGGCGTATGGGGTGACCGGGCCGTGAGTGTAACGACGGCGACCGTCAATTCGGTCGCGTTCGGAACGGAGATTACGTGGTCATGAGTGTGACCACCGCTGCTGCCGCAAATATTGCGGGCAATAAAGCTAGGACATTACGATCATTGCCAACACCGACGACAACCGGTAGCCCTTCCGTGACCATCATGTCAGATGGGTTAGGAATATATGACGCATATAAATATACTGGTAGTGGAACACTGGTAAATAATGCCAATCGCTCAATAATGGCTAGAGCGTTAGTAGTAGCCGGCGGCGGAGGTGGACATGGTGGTGATTTTGGTGGTGCTGGAGGTGGCGGTGGAGTAATAGATACCGGGTTGCTGATAACCGCAAACGCAACAATCACCGTAACGGTTGGTGCTGGTGGTGCAGCGGATGTTAGCGGCACCAACAGCAGTGCTGGCGGTGGTCGCGCATCGGTTATTGCCAACGGAGGCGGTAAAGGCGGTTTGCGAAGTGCCAACGGCACTGCCGGTGGTAGCGGGGGCAGTGGAGGTTCGCCAGACGCGACAACGACGGCTGGAGGTGCGGGTACAACGGGGCAGGGCTTTGCAGGTGGTGGCGCCACAGTTATCAATGCGATTTGCACTGGCGGCGGCGGAGGCGCAACGGCCGTCGGGTCAAGTGTTGCAAGCGGCACGGTTGGCGGCGCGGGTGGGGCCGGATACACCGCGATTGATGGGCTCACATATGGAGGAGGTGGGGGTGGCACTGCAAACACTGGCGGTGCTGGTGGGTCGGGTGGTGGCGGAGCAGGAGCGAGCGGTAGTGGCGGGAGCGCAACCGCCGGAACCACAAATACCGGTGGAGGCGGCGGTGCGGGTTGGCTCAATCCCGGTGGTGCAGGTGGGTCAGGACTTGTCATTATTCTGCTACCGAGGTTTGGGTGATGGCACATTACGCTGAACTCGACACCCACAACCGCGTAATCCGCGTGCTCGTGGTCGCCAACGACGTGATAACCACGCCGGATGGCACAGAAGATGAGATGCTTGGCAAGGTGTTTCTATCGGAGTTGCTTGGCGGCACGTGGGTGCAGACCTCGTACAACGGGCGCATCCGCGGACGGTATGCGGGGATGGGGTACGCATACGACGCGGTGCGTGACGAGTTCGTGCCGCCTGGGTGGTCGCTGATCGACGGCGTGTGGACGGCTCCGCCAGTGAATCCTGAGGTTGTGGTACCGTGAGTGCCGATCCTGCGCGGTGGCGACCGATTGCACGCGCCGACGCTGTCGCGGCGGGCGTCGATGCTGACCTGTTCGATGCATTGGTACAGGTGGAGAGCGGCTACGACCCCGACTTAGTCAGCGGAAAAGGCGCAGTCGGGATCGCGCAGATCGTGCCTCGGTGGCACCCGGACGTAGACGCGCGAGACCCGGAGGCGTCACTCGCCTACGCTTCCAAACTGTTGGCCTCGCACATCCGCGAATTCGGGAGCGAACGGTTGGCACTGGCGGCCTACAACGCGGGACCGGGCGCGGTACACAGCGTCGGCAACCGGGTCCCGGATAACGGCGAGACTCCGGCCTACGTTGACAAGGTTCTGGCGGTTGCCTCGCGACTGCGTGCCAGTACTTCGCCGTCCGAGTCGGCGACGCCGGAAGCGCCGAAACCGACCGCCGTCGCGGCGATTGTCGCCGGAGTGAACAAGCTCAACTCACCTGACCCCACCGAGCGACGGGCGGCGGCGTTCACCCTTACCGCGTTGGCACTCGGTGCCGTAATACTGTTTGGAGACTGACTATGGCGCGCGACGATAACACGCTCTTGTACCTAGGACTTGGCGCAGCAGCGCTGATTGCGGTTAGTCCAGACTTGCGTAAGCGTGTGGGCGCATTGTTTGCGCAACAAGCACCGGCGACTGGTGGCACCAATACCCAGCCTTCGGCGTCGAGTTCGTCTCCGGCTGGTCAGCAGTCTGGCGCGGGATCAAGTTCCGGCGCGGTCATAGTGCCGGGCCTGAGTAACGCAGGCCTTAGTGACGCACCACGCTATACGGTGTTTCGCGTCCGTTTGCCAACCAGCACCCTAAATGAGCAGCTCTGGGCCAAAAATCAAGTGGGCCAATTTTTTTACGTAACCAGTCCTGCCGAGTTTGGCAGGTTCGGCATTGCTGCCGATGTTTCGAATGTCACTGATATTCCCTGGGGACAGCAGCATGCCTTTACGAATCAGGGCGGCAACGTCAGCGGGGATATGGTCGAGTGGGTGAGAAGCGACACGCCTACGGGCGTTCTTGGTTCGTATCCACAAGTGCCGGCCTCGGTGACGCAGGCGCTACGAGAGGGTTTTCAGGCAGGCAGGTTGATCCCGGTCGGGCCTGTTGGGTTCGCCGTCCTGAAGCAACAGGGAATCGTCTAATGAATGAACCACTAAATCAGCAACAGATACGCGAGCTCTTCGCTCTTCATCCACAAGCGGAGGCGGTGGACCCGGACACTGGCGAGGTATATTTTGGGTCCCAGTTGCGCGGTGATCACTACGTTCGCGGTGCGGACGTGCGCGACATGCACGACGGTCGGCCACACGAAGCCCCCGGCGCGGTACACGTCTCGCACGTGGTGCGACGGTGGCACGTCGGCTTGCCGGTACACGGGGTGTGACGTGGCGGACTGGCAGGAGATCGCGTCCGGCAAGCAGACACCGGCGGTGGACAGTTTCACGGGACTGATCGAACCGGGACGGCGGTACCGTCTGTCGTTTGAGTTTGCGACGGTCCCCGAGTCGTACATTGACGCGGTGATATCGGTGCTGCGTGGTGCCACCAGTGCGCTCTCGGTGACAATCGAGCGTGACGGTCACACGGTACATCTGATGTTTCAGGGTGGCGCTTGATGCCCCTGCTACTTGTCGGATTGATTGCGCTTGTGCTGACATTGTCGATCGCGCCGTTTCTGATTCGGTGGTCACTAGCCGTGGACGTATCGACCGGCAAGGTCCCGGCGGGCGCATCGGCAACCTCGGGGGTCACGTCGGCGATCAGCTCGGCACTGGCACCGGCGGGTACGGTCGCCCCGTGGGTGCTGCTTGCGGGTCTCGCAATTGGCGCACTGGTATTGTTGGACGACTGAGGAGACGGGCGTGAGACGCAATCCTGATTTCGGTGGGCGAGGGACGACGCGGTACGGACGCGTCGCGTTGTATGTCGCGGGTGGCTACGTCGCTTACAAAGCCGCGCAAGGCGGCCTGTTCGGTCTGCCGTTGCAAGCGCTGACCACGACGGTTGGACAGGCGGGCGGCCTGGTATCGACCGGTACGACCGATGCGCTGCAGAAGGCTTTCGGTCGTACAAGTGTCGTCGACCGTCCGGGCGGCGCGCCAAACACGACCGCTGGATCAACCTCGACGGGGGCGAACCGGCAGGCTTTACCGCCACCAGGGCGAAGCGTGGACCTTGGCGCGGAGGACCCGGCGGCGGCCGGGTTTGCGTGGGACAGCACGGGTGCCGTCCTGAGCATCCGTGAGCGAACCGTCATCGGGCATGCAGACACCAAATCGGACGCGGTATTGATCGCGCGCGCGTGGTACGCGGCGAACGGCTAGGAAGATGCGGAAACGATCACACGCGAATGATCCTGACGTGGCGTGGTTGAGCGGCGTGCTGCGTCGCAATCCTGTCAGTGACGGGGCGCGCGCCGCCGTCGGGGCGCTGATAAACCGGCACGGGCGCGAACACGTGCACCGGTTGCTCGCAGTCGAATATGAGCGGGCGGACGGCTCGCGGTGGCGTCACGAGGCGGGCGACCGCGGCGACGGTGTTGCACCGGAAAAACGACCCGAGTACCTGATCACGGAACCCGGAAAACCGCCACGGTTGGCCGGTCCAATGCGTTGGCAGGACGGCCGAGGATTGGTGGGATAATGGCGCGTTCTGCATTGTTCGGACGGTTAGCGATTGTCGGCGCGGTCGGTGGTGGCGCGTACTGGTATTACCAGTCCACCCAACCGCCAGTCGACCTTGGGCCGAAGGGTGCGGCGGGGTTCTCGTGGCACCCCTGGACGCATCGCGTCAAGACGATTAAGGAAAACACGGATATTGGCACGGCCGCCACGATTGACGAGGCGGTACAGATCGTAAAGTCATTTTTTAACGCAGGCACCACGGGCGCACCGGCCACACCACCGGCGACCGGCGCGACGGGAACGAACGCGGTAATTGACCTTGGGCCACAAGGCGCGCCCGGGTTTGCGTGGAACAGCGCGTCAAAGCAGGTCGTGACAATAAATGAGGGCACACTCGTCGGCACCGCAGACAGCATTGCAGCCGCGGTCGCGCAGGCGCGCAGATGGTTTGGCGGCTCAGCGTCGGCAGCGACCGACACTGCGCCGGTAGCGTGAGGTCAGGAGTACTTACCGTGGAGACGTGGAAAACGTTTAGCGCAAACGTCCTGCGAAGTCTGCCGGCAAACGCGTCGGCAGCGGATCACGCCCGCGCCCTGAAGGCGGCAGGCAAGATGTGGCGAGGAGAGACGGAACCGATGGCAATGAAACGACGCACGCGACGCAACCCGGAGATGCCGATGTACGGCAAAAAGTCTGGTAGCAAGACGCTTATGTATGTGGGCGCAGCGGCGCTCGCGTACTACCTGCTCATGCGTCCACACATGGCACAGGCCTAAGGTACGGTACCGATGCTCAACCTCGGGAACCTCCAGAAGTTGATCAACGCGGCCCGGTACGCACCACAGGCGCACGCGGCCACCACAGGCAACGTGGCGGCCGCTGATCGCTTGGTGCGCGAACTCGGGCCACAGGCCGCGTCAATTTTGCTGGGACCCGAGGGCGCATCGCTGTTCACGAGCGCGGTGCAGTTTGCCGACGCGCGCGGGTGGACCCAACCACAGGGCGCGTCGGTCACGGAGATGCCCGCCGGTGCTGCCTGTACGGTGTGCGCACCGTGGTACAGCGCGTCCGGCGAGCGCAAGGTCGTCCGGGATATCCGCGGTCTTGATGGTGGCCTGGTCTTCGTCCTTGGGCTGAGGAAGACGGGAAAGACGGCACTGGCCGCACGGCTCTGCGAGCTGTGGGATCGTGACACCTACGCGTGGGGAATCAGTCAGGACAAGCTCCCGCCGGGATGGCACGAGCTTCGCGTACCGATTGATCAGCGCGTGCGACGCGTCAAGCGCCGTACCGTGATTGACGCGGACACCGACGCCGTCGATGATGACGACGCGCCCGAGGAACTCGACTCACGGCCGCACGATTGGCTGGAAGAGGCGCTCCCGCACGGGTCCAGCCTGATCGTGGATGATGCCGGGATCGTGCTTGACAGTGCCTCCAGTGGCGGGGGCGCTGTTAAGGCGTTTAAACACCTCGTGCAGATCATTCGGCATCTGAATATCAACTGCGTCGTGAACGTGCAATATGCGGCGGCCGTCACGAAGTACTCGCTTGACGCGGACGCGATTTTCCTCAAGCCTCCACCCATGATGTGGCAGGCAATTGAGCGGCAAGAACTTGCACCGTTCATAACCGAGGCCGAACCGTTCTGGCAGGCAATCTCGGAGAGCGAACGCAAACGGCACGCGTGGGTGATCAGCAGCGAGTACCGGGGGCCGGTGCATTTCCAGCTGCCGAGTTTCTGGTCTGACCGCCTGAGTTACAACAAGGGACACCGCTGATGCAGCCGCCGATTGGTACTACCGAGTTAGCCGCGTGGACCCTGCTGGCAGTCAGCGAGACTGCCAACGTCTACGGAAACATGGGATCGAACCTCGCGCAAATTCGCGCGGAGGCGACCAGTCCCGCCGAGTGTGAACGGCACCGCGCGTCGTACCGTCCGGCAGCGGCTATCGCGCTGTTCTCCGCAGGCGTTATCTCGTGGATTGCACGATCCTGGGTGCCACTCGCCGCAAGCGTCGGCACGATGGCCGTATTGGTCAACGTGTACGAGCACCATATGCCGCTGGAGTACCGCAAGGATGCCGTCGAAGCGCTCCTAGGCGGCCCGTCGTTGGTGACGGATGCGGCCGGTATTGGCCTGACCCGTCCGTACCAGAGTGTGCCGACGCTCCTCAAACCGGCGGCACGGTTGAACGCACCAGACGCGGTCAGTCTCGGGACGTCCCTTCAGTTCACAAGCAGTATGCGGCAGGAGCTTTTTTGATGGATAGCCGACAAACCCTTGTAACTCTGGCCGCTCTGTATGGAGCTTGGTGGTTGTGGTCGGACAGCCGTGTAGACCGTAAACAGAGTGTGCGCGGTTTTATGGTTCACAAGCGTACAGAGGCCAACGGATACGTTATCAAGACCAATCGCGACCAAGGCTACTGGACGTCCTATTTTGTTGATAACAATGGCAAAATCATTGCCAGCAAGCCTACAAAAAACCAAACAGAGGCGCTGCAAAACCAAGACGACTTGTCCTACATAGCTGTTGATTTGCCTCCTGCAAAATTGGGCGCTAATCCGGTCGTTCGCGCCAAAACTCTCGACAAGGCCGAAGAGAAGGTAAGAAAACTGGCGGACGCGGCGCGTGGGTCGATGGCATCACCACAGGCCAAAGCCGCCTACCGTCGTGCCTTAGATGAACTGATGCAAATAAGGATCGACGCAGGAACGCAAGGTACGTTGTTTGATGTCGCGCCACGCCAAACCACCCAGCGCGGGTTGCCCGGGCTATTCGACAACCCGCTGACCGCAGACCGAGAGCGCCAGTACCGTATCGCCGAAGAGCTGGAACCTTTAGTCTTTGCCGCGCTGAAGGAGCTACCAAACGTAGGCTCCCGCAAGCGACCGCGCGAGACTTGGGAATACACCAACTGGGGGCCAGACGTCAAAACGGCGTCCGTACCACGTTGGACCGAGAAACAAGTGAACGCGCAGAGACTAGCCATTATAAAAAAGGTGATGCGCGCCGCTGGCGTGAAAGGTGAGGACGATATAAAGGTGATCGGCCGAAGCCTCGAAAGCCAGACGCGTCCGTTGGCACTGCCATGAACCCGTTAGGACTGGCCGCCCTGGGGGGAGCGTTGTGGTGGTTGTCCCGTTTGAACCGTAATCCCTACGGTGACGACGCCGGGTACATCGGTGGTATCGACGGCAAAAGCAGCGCGGTGATGCGCAGACTCGCAAACATGGCCGGGTACACACGATCAATCAACGCCGCCAAGCGTCGAGAGGCGCGCGAGGCGGCCGAGGCGGCAGCGCGTGAAGTGCGAGAACGCGAGGAGTACCAGCCCGTCGGCGTCCCGCGCGTCAAGTGGGCAAAGGGTGACTTTTTCAGTCGCAAGAGGGAAGACGGTACGGTCGTGCGTATTCCCCTGCGGCAACGGTTGGGAGACCGGTACCAGGACGCGCGGACCCGGACGTATGCGGCAGAGGTTGCATCGACGCGCACTGAGGCCAACGCACTACGGACGCAGGAACGCGAGATACGGTCCAAAGCCCGCGAGCTTGGTGCGGACGCACGCACAACGTACCTCGACAACCTCGAATTTACGGTTAAGGAACTCGGGGGAGACCGCCAGAAGATAGCAGCGTTCTTGCCCGCCGACCGTCGGAAGTGGATTGATCAGGACGTGACCGAGCGAGGCGAGTACCTCGGCGAGGATGCCGACGGTTTCCCGGTTTTCACCGAGGATAGAACTCGTCGGACGCGTCGCTACGTCACGTATGACACGCGTACCGGGGTCCCGGTCGGACTGCACACGGGTGCCTGGGGCAAGGCGTTTCGCCAGTATCTGGACGCCCAGCGGGCGCGATGGCGACGCGTGCGTGACAACGACCCGGCCCGTGCGGAGGAGGCCCGGTACTACCTGTCGGTGATTGACCATCACGAAACGGTTCGCAAGGCCGCCGAGGGTGGTGCAAGGGAAGAGGAGCGCGTACTACGCCAGCTCAGCCGACGGCGGGCGCAACTGGACGCCAAGGCGGCGAAACTTGCGGCCGAACTGACCGCGGAACGCAAGACCCGAAAGCGCAAGGTGACGGCGTGAGGCCCGCACAGAAACGACGGAACCCCGAACCCCGCAAGTGGATCGCGGGCGCACTCGCAAAACACAAACCCGGCAGCCTGCACCGGCAGCTCGGCATTCCCAAGGGCGAGACGATACCGGCGGCAATGCTGCGGATTGCGGCGCGTGCGGGTGGACTGGTGGCGAAACGGGCGCGTCTCGCGTTGACGTTGCGCGGACTCGGCAAGGGTGGGTAGCGGTGTACGTCGAGGCCGTGCCTGCGTGGTTGCGTTACAACGCGTCACGTGGCGTCGCGTGGGTCGCACAGGGTCGGGGCGGACCCGGTCTGCGACCGCAGACGATCGATGAGGCGCGCGCAATGGCGCAGGGTCGCATGACGATCGACAAGGCAACGCGGATGGTCGCGTGGTTTGCTAGGCACCTGGTGGACCTCGACGCACCACGGGCGAAACCCGGCGCGGATGGGTACCCAAGCCCGGGCGTCGTGGCGCATGCGTTGTGGGGCGGTGGCACACGGGCGCAGTCGATGCGCGCGCTCGCATGGGCGCGACGGGCGATAGAATCAAACAGGAAGCCCAGAATATGATCAGCAATAATGTGGCACTGGGTGCCGTCGCACTCGGTGCGTTGTGGTACTTGTCGCGGCGACGGGGTTCGGGCGTGGCTCGCAATCCAGTCGATATCTGGAAAGGTGAGGGTGATGAATCGGAAAAGATTCAGCACCACATGGGACAGTTGAGCGATGTACATCAAGAGCTTTTGGAGCTTGCCGAAAGCCCTGAGCAGGATCGTGGCGGTCGCCGACGCAAGCAACTGCGTGCCGACGCCGAACTTTTACGCAACTACATTCCCTCGGATCTGTACCGGGGAATGAACGAACAGTACAAGTCGGACCTGAAGTGGCTAAACGGTTAGCCTGACACACGAAAAGGAGCAATGCAGTGCATTACCCAGGATGCAAACGCGCACACAAACACGGAGCAGCGGGCAGTTTCGTTGGCAGTGGGCGGAGGCGCAACCCGACGCGAGGCATAAACTACGACGCGCTACGCAAGAAGTTAATGAAGGCTGAGAACGACTACGAAGCACTGCAGGAGCGTTACAGTTCCGGCGGTATGGGTGTATTTACCCCAAAACAGTTAATGGCCAATCAGAGCAGACAAATGAAGTATCGCATCCGTATGGGCCAGTTAAGCGAGAAAATAAGAATGTTGCATAATAAACTGGCACAGTAATATGCTGATCAGCGGTGTCCGACGCACGGATATCATCCCTAACCCCTAGGCCACCATTACCGCTTACGAAGCCTATCGCAAGCGCTACGGCAAGTATCCACCACACTAGGATCAGTCCGGCACGCGCGACCTGAGGTTGACAATGGGACATAGTTCGCAACCACACGAACATAGGTACGATTCCCTTTTCGGGTCTGTTGGCATGGTTGGTGTCAGTCGCAATCCGCTGAGCGGACAGCCAACGAACGCGCAGCGGACGGCGATGATGCGCGAGTTCAAGGCGTTGCAACTAGCTCAGGATTGGGCAGGTATCAAGCGTCTCTGGAAGCGTTATCAGGTAGCCGGTCTGATCGCAAACACGAAGCAGGTACCGGCAGCGTGGACTGGTTCGAAGCCCGCTAAACCGTCGCGCAACCCGACGCGTGGCCCGAATTACGACGCGATCCGGAATAAGCTCTGGAAGGCCGAGGCAACTTACGAGAACCTCAACAGTCGATACCAGTACGAGCGCGCCAAACCGGCACGACCCGGTGCAACGGTAGCGCATCAACGACGGCTGATCAGTTACCGGATGCGACTGCAAACTTTGGCCGACAAGGTCAAGGCGCTATCAATGCGCCTGTTTCC